TTTTGTGGTTTCTGTCATTGTTTATTCCTCCTTGTATTTGTGCCGGGGTTGTGCTATAATAGAGGAGCAGCCGCCCGGCGTGGGTTGGTTGTGTGGGCGTTCCGTTGCTCTGTGGTAGGGGTGAGCGGTTCGCCCTTTTCTATTACGATAACATTATATCATTATTTATCGTAAATGTCAAGCGGTAAATCAAGATTTATCGTAAATATTCAAACTTTTTTTATTTTTCACGGGTTCGGGCGTTGGTTCGGGTGCTTTGGTGGTTCTATCAGAGCGGCGGCAACGGTCTCGGCGTGGGTGCTGCCCTGTGGGGGATATGGGCGGCAGGAGTCGAGCGGGGTAGGTCTTCCTACCACACTCGAAAATAAAAAAGGCGAATTTACGAAAACCTATTGACAAGTTATCGTAATTATGGTAAACTGTTATCGTAAAGCAAAGGAGGACTGCATTATGAAAAATGTTGTTGCATACATTCGAGTGAGTACAGACGGACAAATCGGAGACGATAAGTTTGGTCTTGAAGTACAGAGAGAGCAAATCATTGACTACTGTTCCAAAAACGATATGAACATCGTTAAGTGGTATTCCGATGAGGGCGAGAGCGGTGCTAAGTATAGACCCGGCTTCGATGAGATTGTTTATGGCGAGGTTACTAACCCTCCGTATGAAGCAGTCGTAGTTGCTAAGTCCGACAGAGTTGCGAGAGACATTAACATCTACTTTTACTATCAAGGAGCATTGCTTCGTAAGAATGTTGAGCTTATCAGCATCACGGAAGACTTCGGACAGTTCGGTGTTTTTGCTAATATGTTAAAGGCGTTCACTCTCACCTGTGCAGAGATGGAGAGGGACAACATCAATAAGCGTACAAGTGCAGGTCGCACAGTCAAGTCCTCTAAGGGCGGTTATAGCGGTGGTCGTACTCCTTACGGCTATAAGGCTGAGAATCATCAAATGGTCGTTGTCAAGGAAGAAGCCAATGTTGTTAAGATGATTTTCCGTATGAAAGATAAGGAAGGTATGACCTACAAGGCAATCTGCGAGGTTCTAAACGCACAGGGTTATACCAATCGTAGCGGCACTAAGTTCACCATCAGTACAGTTCAAACCATCTACGAGAACAAGAAAGTATATCAAGGCTTCTATAAGTACGGCAAGAACGCTGAATGGGTCAAGGGTATGCAGGAAGCCATTCTCTATGAGGAGGATTGTTAATATGAAAAATATCGTATATACTTTTATGTCTCCGTTTTCGACTCAACAAACGGCAGAAATGATATGTCGTGTAATGGAGAAACTCGGAACAGTCAAAGAAGCCAATCATAGAAACGGACACATAAAAGCCATCTATAAACTTAGCACTTTCAGAAAATACAAATATAACTTTTATATCGAACATTCCGAAAAGGCTTGTAAAGTTAGAATGGTTATGGGCGATGATGGTTGTGTAGACATTAAGAGAGTGTGGCATATTCGTGATGGAGCGTGGGATAATTTTTTAACTCATTTGTTTGAATTAGCACCCGATACCGATTTCGGAGTTACTCTCTCAGAGGGAAGTCCTTATGTAATGGGCGTGTTGTATTTAGAAAACGATGTCGAGCAAGTATATATTTCACGAACCAAACGCAATACCTCCATAACAGGCTTCTTGCTCGGTGGTGCTTTATTCGGAGATGCAGGAGCAATAGTTGGTGGTATGTCGGGCAGACAGAGAACAGTCGGTCATACCTACACACAGTTCTCAAATTCTCAATTATCTCGAATTATCTATAACAACGGGCGTTTGTGGGAAGGTAATGTTATAAAGGGTAGCGACCTTTACAACGAAATAATGGTTAATATGCAATAAGGCTTCTACGACAAGGTAGAAAGTAAACAGTCAACAGGGACTATCGAACATCTTCGGATGTCGGTAGTCCTTTTTCTTTTGGAGGTAATTATGGAAAAGCTCATTCCAAAAATTTTTGCAAAAATAAAAAAGACCCCCCGTGATATTACTGCATACGATGACCTGTTCTCGCTATGTCGTAATATGGAGGGTGAGAATTTCAAGTTGGCTCACGAGACTAACAAAGCGTTGCGTGAGAAAATAATTGTAGCGATGCGAAAGCGTTATGATGTGTCGGGGTTCTTCGAGTTGTATAAGAAAACTCTGCTTTTCGATGCTCCCCACTTCTTTGACTGCTATCTCTTATATTTGGAGATAAACCGCAGACCGAACGAGCGATTTTATCAACCTCGCCGTAAAGTCTTAAAACAAGTGGTCGATGCCTTACAGATGCTTGTTGACGATGAGCTTGACGAACTGTTCATCTCGATGCCGCCCCGTGTTGGTAAGACTACTATCTTGATGCTGTTCTGTACTTGGGTAATTGGTAGGAATAGTGAATTGTCAAATCTCTACTCTGCTTATTCTGATACAATCACGAAAGCGTTTCACAATGGCGTGTTGGAAATTATAAATGACCCCGTTACATATCTTTGGCACGATGTTTTCCCGAACGCAAAGATTGCACAGACTAACTCCCAAGAAGAGACTATCAACATCGATAGAAAAAAGCGTTATCCTTCGCTTACCTGCCGCTCCCTATACGGAACACTTAACGGTGCCTGTGATTGTAACGGCTTTGAAATATCCGATGACCTTATCGGTGGTATCGAGGAAGCGTTGAACAAAGACCGTCTTATGTCTGCGTGGAGCAAGGTCGATAATAACCTGCTTCCTCGTGCTAAGGAAAACGCAAAGATTTTGTGGTGCGGTACTCGTTGGTCGATGATTGACCCTGCCGGACTTCGTATGGAATTGTTAGAGAATGATGAGCGTTTCAAAGACCGCAGGTATTTAATTATTAACCTCTCCGCTCTTGATGAAAACGATGAGAGTCAATTCGATTATGATTACGGCGTTGGTTTCAGTACAGAGTATTACCGACAGAGACGAGCTTCGTTTGAGCGTAACAATGATATGGCATCGTGGTTGGCTCAGTATATGGGCGAACCTATCGAGAGAGATGGTGCATTATTTACTCCCGATGAGTTCCGATATTACAATGGTGTGCTGCCGGAAGAAGAACCCGACAGAGTATTTATGGCGGTTGACCCTGCGTTTGGTGGTGGAGACTTTGTGGCATCCCCCGTGTGCTTCCAATATGGCGATGACATCTATGTTCACGATGTTGTGTATGATAGCGGCGATAAGCGTATCACTCAACCCCTTCTTGCAAATGCGGTTCTCAATTACGATGTTCAAGCGATGCAGATAGAAGCAAACAAATCTACCGAAGCATACAAAGAAGGTGTGGAAGCCGAACTGAAAAAGCACAAGCGTAAAATCAACCTCACCACAAAAGCCGCTCCGTCTGATAAAGCGAAGTTTCAAAGGATTTTCGATAAAGCACCCGATATTCGTGAGACAATGATATTCAGAGAGTCGGGAAAGCGAAGTAAAGCGTATAGTCTCTTTATGCAAAATGTCTTCTCTTATAAGATGTTCGCTAAGAACAAAAATGATGATGCTCCCGATAGTCTTGCAATGGCTATTGCAATGGTTCGAGGGACTTCATCTAAGGGACAGGTCTTCAAGAGAACGATTTAATAAAAATTTACATTCTCCAATGGTTATATTTTAATAAAATTATTGACAAGCATTGAAGAATATTGTATAATGAGATGTGTATAAGTGAAGGTATAAGGAGGTGCTGAAATGAGTGTCAATATTACACAGACTTTGTATGGTCGCAGAGTGATTTATACCGATTGCGATGAGATTACGCCTAAGAATGTTGTAAGTGTTCTCGAAAAGGCACTTAGCACTCACGGAACAAATCGTGGAGAAATTCAGTATCTCTATGATTACTACAAAGGCAAACAGCCTATTCGCAACAGAACTAAGGAGATTCGCCCGGAAATCAATAACAAAATCGTTGTCAACAGAGCCAACGAGATTGTGTCTTTCAAGGTGAGTTACCTTATGGGTGAACCCGTTCAGTATGTTAGTCGTAGTAAGGACGATATTTCCGAAAACCTTAACAGATTGAACGAGTATGTCTTTGCAGAAGATAAAGCGGCTAAGGACACCGAACTTGCCAAATGGTTTACCATCTGCGGTACGGCGTACAGAATGGTGTTGCCGGACAAAAATAAAGAGGAAGACGAATCTCCCTTTGAGATTTACACTCTTGACCCTCGATACAGTTTCGTTGTTTACCATAGCGGTCTCGGTAATAAGCCTATGATGGGTGTTAAAACTGTACTGCTCGAAGATAATACTGAACTTCATAGCATTTACACGAAGTATTGGTACTTTGAGGTAAAAGACGGAATTGTCGTAAAAAAAGAGAAGCACTCTCTCGGCACTATTCCTATCATCGAATATCCTGCAAACCCCGAACGACTCGGTGCTTTTGAAATCGTGATTGGTCTGCTTGATGCAATCAATGAAACTGCATCGAACCGCTTGGATGGCGTGGAGCAGTTCATTCAAGCTCTACTCATCCTCAAAGGTGTAGATATTGATAGTGAGGAGTTCAAGACCCTTAAAGAAAACGGCGGTCTTAAAATCCCTCTCGAAGGTGATGCTTACTACCTTATTCAAGAACTCAATCAAACTCAGACACAGACTCTTGTGGATGATATGTACGATACAGTTCTTACTATCTGCGGTATGCCGAATCGTAATGGTGGAAGTTCCACGAGCGATACGGGTTCTGCGGTAATTATGCGTGACGGATGGACTAATGCTGAGTCTCGTGCCAAAGACACGGAGACGATGTTCAAAATGTCCGAAAAGCAGTTCCTCAGAATTGCTATTCAGTTCGCAAACACCTTACGCAATATGGACTTGAAGTTGTCGGCTATTGACATTCGTTTCACTCGCCGCAACTATGAGAACATTCAAGTTAAGTCGCAGGTTCTCACCACGATGCTTAACAATGATAAAATTCATCCTCGCCTTGCTTTCGCCCATTCGGGACTCTTCGTTGACCCCGAACTTGCTTACTCTCAAAGTGTAGAATATGCTGAGGAGAAGAAAAAAGAAGCCGAGAAAGAGTTGGCTCAGTTTGCTCAGCAGCAGACGGAGATTGATAAAAGCAAGGTAAACAATGCCGCTAAGGGTGAAGGCAATGTATGAGTATGCTGATAAAATAGTCAGTTATCTTAATGGTCGTTTCATCGAGATGTTTGGTAAACTCAAAGCTCTCTCCTCTTTCGATGAGTTGAATCTGTTACAGTCGGTAAAAGAGTTGTATCGAGAAGCAGACGAACTCACAAGAAAGATGCTGTATCAAATTGCAGTATTTGCTTATGAGAACGCTGAGGGCGAGGACATCTCGGCTATCACCGAACAATGGTTATTGGAGGTTGTGTTGGAAGCATACGACCCCACTACCAAATACTCTTATGTGAACGAAGTAGAGCGTAAATGCTCACGATTGTTTGAGAGTATGATGTCAAGTGATAACAAGGCGAAGGAAGTGGACACGGCTCTTAGGTATTGGTCGGCTATGGTTACACAGTATTCCATTGTTACGACCGATGCGGCAACATTAAGAGCATACACAGACTCCGGCATATCAGAAGTAATGTGGGTGTCCGTAAAAGATAACAGACGATGCTCGGTGTGTAAATCTCGTGATGGTAAGATATACCCTATCGAGGATGTACCACCTAAACCTCACATAGGATGCAGGTGTTATCTAATTCCATACTCGGAGGAATGAAAATGAGTGGAATGTCTATGGCGATATTCAACGCAGAGGTTATCGAAGCGATTACCCGAATCCTTAAAAAAGGTAATTCGGCTGAGTTAAAAAAAGAAAACGGTAAACTTGTTGTAGTTGAAATCGAACGAAAAGTGAAAACAAAGACCTCTATAAACGGGTAGAGGGAAACAGTCAACAGGGACTATGAGCTTTAACAGGCTCGTAGTCCTTTTTCTTTTAGATATTAGCCGAAAGGCTTGATATATGGGAGTGAACCCATAAAACGCAGACGGGAGACAACCCGACCAAAAACAGAAATATAGTGCAGAGTGAACTGCCTTGTTAAACGCAGGAGGTAATTTTATGGCAAAGATTGATGTCAGCAAAATCGAGGGTTATGCAGATATGACTCCCGAAGAAAAAGTTGCGGCTCTTGAAGCCCACGAGTACGAAGACCTTTCTGCTGAGGTCGATAAGTACAAAAACGCCGCTTCTAAGGCTAATTCCGAAGCAGCCGAATGGCGTAAGAAACATAATGCCCTTTTATCCGAAGAAGAGCAGAAGAAACAGGCAAACGATGAGGAACTTAACTCTCTTCGTCAGAAAGTTGCTGATATGGAGAAGAAAGAACTCATCGCAGGTCATAAGGCGAAGTTCCTTGCTATGGGCTATGACGAAGCCCTCGCAGATGCTACGGCAAAGGCTATGGTCGATGGCGATACTGATAAGGTATTTGCTAATCACAAGAAATTCCTCGAAGCACACGATAAGTCTATTAAAGCAGAGTTACTCGGTGATACTCCTAAGCCCCCGGCAGGTGGCGAGGGTGATGGAATGACTCTTGAAAAGTTCCGTAAACTCTCTCCGCAGGAGCGTTACGATTTCTCTGTAAAAAATCCCGAAGAATACAAAAAATTATACGGAGGTAATGAATAATGCCGCACACTATTTATGATAATTTTTACCTTTCCAATGAGGTAGAAGACCAGTTCAACTCTCACCTTGATTTGCAGAATTTCTGTACTATCGACCGCACCCTCGAAGGCACAGCAGGTATGGTGAGAAAAATCAATGTTTACAGAGCGACCAATGGTACTGAGAAACTCGCTATGGGTGAAGGTAATACCAAGAGCATCGAGGTTTCCTATACTCCCGAAGAGTATCGTATCTTACTCGCTCAGAACAAGTTCGAGTATTACGATGAACAGGCTATGACTGACCCCAACCTTGTTCCTGTTGGTACTCGTCATATGGGTACTGATATGTTCAACACAGTCAACGCAGACATTTACGCTGAGTTCGCTAAGGCTACTCTTGTTGTAGATGCTACTGCTCCCGATTTTGCCGCTTTTGTGGATGCAAAGGCTAAACTCAATGTTGAGAATATCGAAGGTATTACTACTTTCGCTTTCGTCTGCAATGAGGATATGGCGAAGATTCGTAAGACACTCAAAGATGATTTGAAGTATGTCGAAGCCTTTGCTAAGAACGGCTATGTTGGTACTGTTGGTGGTACTAACCTCTATGTGAAGAAGGATGCTACTCCGGGTGCTATCTATGTCGGCACTAAGGAAGCCGTTACTCTCTTCATCAAGAAGGGTACTGAAATCGAGCAGCCGCCTCGTTCTTCCGAAGATGCTAATGTTCGTCTGAACACCATCATCTCTCGTAAGTATTATCTTGCGGCTCTCACCGATGCAACTAAGGTTGTAAAAATCGCTATTGCGTAATGAAAGGAGGTAGACAATATGACCGAATCACAGAAACTCGAAAGACTTAAAGTTTTATCGGGCGAAACCGATGAGAGCGTATTGTCTACCTTTCTTGATTTAGCAGGTGAACGAATATTGAGACGAGCTTATCCGTTTCGTTCCGATATTCAAGAAGTCCCTGCCAAATATCACGCTACACAAGTTGACATCGCTCTCTATTTACTCAACAAGCGTGGTGCAGAGGGTGAAACTGCTCATAGTGAAAATGGCATCTCTCGCTCTTATGAAAGTGCAACGGTGCCGGATTCTATGTTGAAGCACATTACCCCACACGCTTCGGTGTTGGGAGGTAGTTCCCAATGAAGTGCTT